TCCGCACCGTGCGTTTTCGGAAGGTGTAGGAATCATAGCCTCCCAAGGTGTTGAGGAAGTGAAGCGTGACAGGGTCGTATTTGCTGCACTCCTGCCACAGGTCGAACCGCATTGTTTCTGATGCTTTGCCGGAGTATCCGGATGGATACGCCTGCACCGTGTAGTAATCGGCAGCCGATGTAAAGCCGATGTTGTTAAACGTGCAATCCGCAGCCAACAGCCTGCTTTTGTAGTCTACGTAGGTAAAGGTTTTCTGCACCGTTTGCAGCAAAGTTCCCGCAGCGTTGTAACTCTTGAACTCGAACACCTTGTTCACCGTGTCCGTGCCGAACAGCGCATGAACCGTGTGCGCCTCGTTAGCCTGCACCTTGCGCGTGCGGACATTTGTCAGGAACTGCGCCCCGGCTGTTCCACCTGAAGCGGTCAGGTAGTCTGCTTGGGCGTATCCGAGAAAGTCCTGAACGGGTAAGCAGGCATCCCATGAAAACTTATTATCCGTGTTTACTACACCCGTGGCCTCAGTTACTACCCCACTTCCGTACTCATAACCGAACTTTGCGCGATAGGTGACGATGCGAGGCTGGCCCACTACCGCCGCCGCTGATGGTGGTTCAAAGTCGTTGCCGACGTAGGAAGCGAGGATTTCGGTAATGTCGAACACCGCCTCGTTTTGGCTGCTGCCATAGCGGATGGGGGCTTTTAGCTTTGCCTGTATCGTGCCGTCAATCTCCACCTCGCACAGGTAGCGGAAATTGGATGCTCCGGTAATTGCCGTGTCCGTTTCGCGAACAACGAATGTGAGCGGATTAAAGGCGGGTGAGTAGTCTTGCGGCTGCTGCTGTATTGAGTAGGCCATTTCCTATAATGGGAGAAACGGCAATTTGTCTTATCGTTTTCCTGACGTCGGGAAGGTGATAAAATGAAAAGGGCAGCTTTCGCCGCCCCTCTCCCCATCTATGAAAAAACCAAACCAAAGGTTTTGCGGTCGGGGTGGGAATCGAACCCACCTGCATCCCCTCCAGAATACAACCGTTCCGACCAGTTGCCGCCATATCCCTGACGGCTGGGCAATCAATCTTCTTCGTGTAAATCCAATCCTACTTCTTCGCCTTCGCGCTCCAGCAGCGTGAGTTCTTCAGGCCTCATCGCCATCTGGCCGTTCCCGAGGTGAACCCAAACTAATCCCTGCTTCGCGTTGACCTTTGCAACCGTGCCGCGCATCCCGAATATGTCTTCGATGAGGTCGCCTGGTTGGTAGAATTCCGCGCCTTTCATTGTTCACCTCCGTAGTTTTGTTCGTAGTATTCTTCGCCTTTCTCATCCCAGCCTAATTGCCTTTGCGAATTTACGGCAGCAATAATCTGATCCTTCTCCATTTGCAAGGCTTGGTCAAAAGCCTGATTCGTTTCTTCAATGGTTGCCTCGTAGTTGTCTACGAACCATTTGCATAACCATTGTACTGCTGTCTGTGTCATAACCCCTTCAATGCAATAATGTCCGCGCCTGGGGTGAATTTCGCACCCTCTAAAAGTTCCCCGTCTTCGCTGACCATTGCCGCGCCGAACTTTGCCGCTGCCTGCGCTGCCGCCTTTGCGCGTTCCTCAATGGCTGATAAGGTTGCCTTTGCTTCGTTCCACGCCTGCACCCCTTTGAAATCCCAACGGCCAGCGCCTGACTTCTTTTCGATCGTTGCGCCAAAATAGCTGAATGTTTTTTCGTGCCATTGGTCAGCCTGCTGAATTGCATAAGGCTTCACCTCGTCTTTGATTTGGTCAAGCATTTTTGCAATGCGGTTCAGGGTGATGTAAGCTGCCAGCGCGTCGATGATTCCTTCGCGCCATGCGATGCCCAATTCTTCCAGCCGCTCCATAACGGGCAGGCCGTGGGCAAAGTGTTCAAGTTGTTCTGTGTTATTCATGGTGTTGCAAATATAGTTAGGATTTCAAAAAGTTCTTTAAGTTGTTGAACATTGCTACAAGTCGTTCCATGTGCAACCATTCACGCTCTGTGCGCCATGCGGTCTGCCCTAAATTCAGGTTAGATATCGCCACCTTGTTTTTGCCTCCAATGTTTCGGAAGTAAACAATAGTGTCGTCTTCAAAGTCCTTTGCATTTTTGCAGCGAAATTCAACGTTCACTCCTTGCAATTCGTCTTCATAGCCATCCTTTGATAGACAAATTTCAACGCGCACATCATAGTCGCCGTGTACCAATGTGATGTGCTTTTCATCGAAGTCCGACTCGATGTTTCGGCGAACCTCGATGACTTCATTTTGTGTTTTCTTTTGTGTCATGGTATTGCAAATATAACACTTCTCCACAATACAAAACAAGTATGCACAAAAAAAGTAACTAATTTCTTTCCAATCGGGCAGAAACGAAGCGCAACTATTGTTTGCCTTCATCCCATTGCGAGCGGACAGAAATTAGTACCGCCTTATTGTTGCTGCTAATTTGTGTCTGCTTGGACAGAAAATAAGACCTCCTTAATTTTCATACTAATTCTATTAGCATCGGACAGAAATTAGTCTGAACTTTAAGGCATCCTTAATTTGTGCAAGAACGGACAGAAATTAAGGCAAACAATAACACCTCACTAATTTGTTGCGAATCGGTCAGCAATTAGCGACAACAATAATGCGCACTAATTCTATTAGCTTCGAGCAGTAATTAAGACCTCAGTCAGCACCGCAATCCGGTCAAGGTTCACTTTGTGCAAATCGCCCTGTTTCTCCAGGTACACCGCGTTGGGCCGGCCGTCTAACTTGCCCTCATACGCCTCGTAAAGCCGCGCCTTCCATTCTTTAACCCCTGATGCCGTGTAAACGCCTAACGATGGGTGGTCATGGTAGGGGCCGAAGTCGGAAGCGATGACGGGCAGCGAATAGCAGCCAGCCTCCTTCACCTTCAGGTCGGACTTGCAGTTGTTGAATTGCGAGGTAACGAGGGGAGCAAGAACCACGTCGAGGCCCGACAGATAAATGCCGTATTCGGAGGGGTGAACACCTGGCCGAAGTTTTAGCCATTCAGGATGCCCGGTGGGCGAAAGGTCGTTTGCAACCGCTATCCACTCAGGGTCGTTGGGGTCGTACCCGCAAATGTTGTACTCGCTTCCGGTTTCCTCGCAAAACTCCCTTACTGCTTGGCTGATGGTGAACAGGTCATACCGATGCGACCGGCTGCCGACGAATCCAACGCGGAATTTGTCGGAGGGTTCTTTCTCCTGATTCCATTGCAGTTCCGTAAGGTTCAAAGCATTGGGGATAGTGTAAACGTTGCGGTTCACTTTGTACACCTGTTCGCGCAAACGGTCGTTCTCGCAAATGACAGCATCGGCATGATACAAAGCAGCCTGCACCTTGGCCGCCAATCCACGCCGTTTCCACTCATCCACAGCGGGGTTGTATCTATTGAGCATCCAGTAGTCGTCAATGTCCACTATGAAAGGCACGCCATAGGTGTTCAGTATGTTGATGATTTGCATCTGAGGCTCGGCCAAAGTGCCGTTCCATATCACCAGGTCATATTGGCTTAAATCCGGAAGCGGTCGGTAATTGCCTTGCTCATCCCGTGGACTCCAGATGTCCACTTCAGCGAAGCCGCGAAGCTGCATATCGTGCAGGGGGGCGTATAAGCGGTGGTAGCTGATGCCGCTCATGCCGTTCAATATTCCTAAAATCTTCATGTCAATTTGCCTTTGAAATGCTCAATCAGCCGCTCCATGTGGTGTTCATAGAATGACGCGAACGAGCCGAAGCCTTGATCATTCTGCTCGTAGTTGCGATAGAGTACCGCCCGAAGGCGTGAACCTGGTGTTTTGCCTCCTGCCTCGGGGTCGGCCTTCAGTTGGTCTAAAAGGGCTTCTTCCTCCCCGCTGAAGTATTCCGGCTTGATGGCAACGTAGGCGAGTTGATGATTTAACGTGAGCAGGGCCGCTGCTTTGTCCACGGGCAATTCCTGCGTGCCGAGTGTTACCTTCCACGTCCTGTCTTTGCGCGTGGTCACGCCTTCAATCGTTGCCGGGAGTATTATCATCAATCAGCCAATTAAGGTAAACACGGGCCTTCTCCAAGTCCTGCACACCGCCCTTTTTCTCGTAACGCCAAAGGTATTTCATGATATTGCCTTTTAAGTATCCGCGATAGCCAACGGGCGAAAGACTGGCTTTGATTGCCTCGATGCACTCCACCGCGCCTTTGTAATGGTCAGGGTCGTGAGCACTCATTGTGTCAGGTTCATGGTAACGGTGATTTCCCCTTCATGCTCGATGGTGGTTTTGTCCTTCCACCCGTGGTTGCACTTGAGGTCGAAGATGATTCCGGTAGTGTTGCCCTCGCCATTCAGCAGCGCGATTTGCTTTGCATCGTGGATTTGAGCGTGAATGCTTTTTATTGTGGCGGAAAATCCTTCCCTGAGTGCGTATTCATCCAGGGTGTGACGTTCCATTTTGATGAAGCGGCAGAACTCCCCAACGGTCGGAACGCGAGGCGTTGGAACATCCACCAACTTTCCGGAGTTGCTCAATACTGATTTAGTGAAGGTCGCACAATGCGCCATGTATTCGTCAAATGCCTGTTGCAATGCTTCAGGGCTTTCTATTTTGCGTGGTCGTCCTTTCATTCAGTTTATCAGTTACGATTTGTCGTAAATACTCTTTCGATAATTTTGTGCCAAAGTCAGCCTCATGATGGCAAGCTCTGCACAGGGCGATAAGGTTTTCTGGATTGTCCCGTGTGTTGCTGCCACCCATCCCCCTTGCCTGTATGTGGTGGATGTCCACGGCTGGGGCCGCGCAGACTTCGCATGGGATGAAATCGGTCGGGGTGAGGTTGCGTGCTTCAAGGTAAATGCGCTTGTAGGGTTTCAAAAACTTCGCATTCGGTTATGTGAAAATCTGTTGCCATCCCGTTTTTGCCCATTTTGAAAGGATGATTAGAGGCCCATTCATCCCAGTTGCT